GCCCCTCCAGCTGTTGCTCAGAAGCAATCAGCGTGACGCTAATCTATAGTTGTATAATAGAAAAGCGGTTACTCACTGTCGGACTTGCTAGACACACATAAGCTCATTATCGATAAAATCGCAATAATGAACGAATGTGTTAGATATTCCGCGTTTAGTGCGTCCCCGGAAGGGTTCGCAGTTAGGTTCGGATATCGTGTCAGGCAAGGGATTGTTCAGCAGTCCTTGCGTAGGACGCTGATGCAGGGACCATAACTTTGAGGTCAGTAAACCCTCATAGTCAATCCAATGCTGTATGGGAACTTCGCTAAGGCAACGAACGTAAAAACCGTTCCAGCCATCGCGAGTAGTGATCGAGGTATCAATTCGATCGCCGTGTATAACACGGTCCCCTAACAGTGTAGGCCCAAAGAATCTAAGCTTACGAGGTATGAGATTTAATAAGTACTTCCATGGGCCAGGTTGTCTATAGCTTTCGCTAAAGATTCGCCGAGCTCCGTTTAGGCACTTATAAATTTCATAAATATCGGATATTCTATCTTTTAAATAGAATGGTTTGCAATCTATTCCATCATAATAATGTGAGCCGCAGCTCTCCCGAAAATATCCGGTAGAGAAGCTTTTCTCATTATTAAAAGTGAATCCGCAAAAGATCGCGGACTCCGAGAAAATAGACACCGCACGGGTATCGATAATGACATCGTCACCATAAATGGAGACGGTTTTGTCATCAATACCTAACTCTTCGCAGGTAGCGCAAGCTATCGCGTAGAAAATTAACGACTCGAGCTCAAAAGTGAATCCGTTTCCCATAGAGGAAAACTTCATGTAATGAGTGTACTGGTCGTCGACGTGCGTACCTTTCGATCTTAAAGCATCCATCACAGAGAACCAAGTAGAAGGCAAAAGCCAGTTTACGAGGTTTTTAGCGATAGAATCAGAGGCAGAAGAGAAGTCAATAGTAGCGAGGTCGCCAGTAATACTGGAGAGACGCGCTAGTTTTTGATGTTTCTGCTGCCCGTGTTTAAGGTCGATACCAACGTATCTAAGTCGCTTACGAATCATAGTACCAATCGATTTCTGATAGAAAAGATTGATACCAGGCTCCATAGCGATTACGCGTTCGATGAACGCATTCTTAGGTACTGTAGTAAGTTGATTTACTGAAGTGAGGTTAAGAAAGCTTTTGTCATTCCACCGATTACGGGGCATGACATATCCGATCCAACTCTCACTGAAAGTAAACCAATCGCGAGAAATTCCATTTTCAAATTGGAATTTCACCGGAGGGGTTAGCTTATCGCCTTTGATATTAAGCGAGGCACCCTTCCCCCAGTTGGCATTGTCGACGAATTCGGAAGCATCGAAATCCCCTAATATTGACTGTATTTTACGCTGCGCATTCGAGAGAATACGGGCGGTCTGCATAGTAGCAGACGACAAATCGATAAAACGGCGATTAGTGCGCGCACATTGGGTTTCGTATTTGAGAAATTTCTCAATTGCGAGATCCTTTCTTTTCTTTTCTGGAAAACCAGGAAGAAAAGAAGCTTTTGCCAAAAGGCAAGAAGCTAAGTATGCGCTCCTAAAATGTTCAGCATCTCTGTAATCTTCCGGTTTTAAAGGAATATCACGTAGTTGCTCTGACTCTCCATTACTGAAGAGCAGCCAGATCGATAACGATCTTGGACAATTTAAGGCATTCAGGAATTCGAAGACGAAACTGGCAGTTAACTGCTCAGACGCCTGCGAATTGATTTGGGTAGATACATTTGTAATTGTATCTGGACGTTTGGTCGCCATAACGTTCTCCGAAAAGATAACTCCCAAAGGGAAGTTATAGTGAGGTTAATAGATACTCTCATAGTTGACAAAGGTGTTCACAAATTCAGGCGTTTGAATATACGCCGTGAAATATGCGAGTGCATCTTGTCGCTGTTCAAGAGTACTACGGTGATTACAGCTAGTTGTTAAAGCCATCAAGAGACGATATGCCTCTGATGGCGGAGCAACATAGCCTGATCCAGAGCCAGAACCTGGAGTTTCCAGTACTGGCAAAGCCACACGTACCTCAACACGATAATTTGGAGTATCCTTATTGGGCTCCTTTATCGATTGAGTGATTTTCGGGTAACTGGCAGGAATGCCAGTAACACGGTTAGACCAAATTGCCAAACCATTTTTATTGCTTTCGCGTTTAAACGTCTGGGTTACTGGTGTTGCGCTACCGTCCGGTAGCGTTAAGTCATCAAAATTCATGACCTTCTCCTTTTAGAGAAATAAGTTAATAAAAGAATAGCTAGTCCAGAATTAGACTAACCTTTTGTTACAGCCGCAGCAAGTAAAAGGCATCCATTGAACATATGCTCAATAGAACTCTTGTCGTTATAAGGCGGAACCCCCGGTGAGGGGAGCCCGTCTATAGAGACTCGATTGCACGTAACTTGCGAGGAATTTCCTTCTAGAGAACCTTTGTAACTAGTAGTCCCGTTCCAAATCATTTGATCCGAACGGGAACCAGATATAAAAGTAGTCTCATGTCCTTGTGTGACTTGAACACCAATACCAGCAGTCCAGGAGTTAACCCAGCCGCCAATATCAAAGAACCAATCAGCAACGAAGGAAAGGGGAAGTAATTCCCAGGCGAGACCGGCCGGATTTAGTGATGAAACACTATAAGCCGCCGAAGCCGCGCCATCAATAAGCACAGAGCATTTAGTAGTAAAGTCGAACTTACCTCTACTAGTAATGATATGTGAAAAACCGAGATCCGGGTTACCGGCGTCACGGACTATGTTAAATGGTAACGATGATCGTTTCGTTATCACTTGCGGCGGAGGTAAGTCAAGATCATTCTTGGCTAGTGCCTCAGCAGCTCCATAGCAGTCGCTCAGTAATGGACGAACGCCGTATTGTACGGCGAGACCAAGTTGAGCAACCTTATTGATTTTCCCTTTCGCATTTTTCAGGTTGTTATATTCCGCGAGTTCTTTCTTTCGCGTATTCAAACTTCCTGACCATCCGCCGCGAGGCATTTGGCCGCGTCTAGCTTTACGGATGATATCTGCCACAGCAACAGCTGTGTCACCTATCAATCGCGCAGTCTGGTCGCGTTCTGCGTAAATCTGTCCGATGTTTATTTTCGTGTCAGCCAGCTTTTGCAAAAAACTAATTCTATTATTAAAAATTAATAGATTAGTAGAAGCATTAGAAGGTAACTCGGGAGGCCCTTGACAGGCCAAAACATTACCGGTAATGGTTTCTCTGAAACCACCACCAGTCTGAGTCAGTGTACCAACCATACCATAGCGAGAAGTTTTCTCGTAGGTAAGATTGTTAACTGGCAAAGGCTTAGGACATAGAGTCTTGGAATGGAAGTGCGGAGTAGTCCCACCATTCCTATACAACCGGAAACGACGCCCAATATTGTTTGAATTGTAATCATAAATCGTAAACCAACCTGAAGAAGGACTAAAAAGTTCTCCCTTAGTGTTATTTTGACGACTAGTGTTTTCAGTTATATCAACATTAGGCATTGTATTATCTCCGGTTGACGGCATAGAAACATGCCGTGAAAAAACATTAGCAAATGTGCTAATGTAGAACCTGATCTGTGGGGGCCTAAGG